TTACGAAGAACCACATTTATTATTTTGTGTTGATGACCCAACTGATCGTGAAGATCACGAAGTTATTTTTACAGCTACTAAACGTGGGGTTGATATTAGATTTATTTTTCCTATAGATGGAGAACATTTTGGAGAAGATTATTTTATGACTCACGAAAAATGTTTTGAATATCTTGAGCAATTGCCAAAAAATTGGCATCACTTTACGGAGGAACCACAATGAAAACTTACAGAGTACTTATGGCTGAAACACATAGCCAGTATTATGAAGTCAAAGCTAAGAATGAAGATCAAGCTATTGAAAGAGCCTATGCTTATGACGAAGATAAGTCTTGGGCTTTAGATACTTATGACGAAGGAGTCAACGATCAAGTCCATGCAGATACGGAGGAAGTTTAAATGAATCAATTAACTTATCAACAAAGATGTTTCGGTTGGGCATCAGGTCATTATCTAGCAGATGAAGTTGATAAAACTTTTTGGGAACTAGATTATGATGAACAACTTGAACATTTAGAAAACAATGCTTGGGAACCCTTTGAAAATTATGCAGGTAAAGACATTTATCAATGGATAAATCAACTTGCTTATGACATACAAAACAAACTCTATCCTACGAAAGAAGATTTATGAACTTTATGGAAGAGATCAACAAAGAAACTCAAGCCATGCTGAAACAAATCAGCATACGAAAAGCTGAAAAGACAGCCAACGCAGCCAAGCGTATAGCTGAACTAAAAAAACTTATCAAGTTTTGGGAGGAAAACCTATGAACAGATTAAAAGTTATCGAGTGGTTACTTGAAAACGACTGTCCGTTTGACTTTGATGTACAGGATAGTTATTGGGAAACTAACTCATGCACTCTTGTATTTACCGATCAGGAGGAGAAAGACCTTTGAAGTGTGAAAAATGCGAAAGCCTAAATATAAAAGTTCTTCAAACTATTTATAGGAAAGCTGAACTAATTAAAGGCTTTCGAAATAAAAGCAGTACACCTTATGTCTATAGACGTAGGGTGTGTCTTTCTTGTGGTCATAGATTTACCACAAGAGAATATACAATCCCTGATCTTATCGCCTTTGGTAAGCAGGGCTATCTTGAAATGATAGATGACCTAACACCTAACTAATTTAAAGGAGAACCACAATGTTTACAGAAGCAGAACTCAGTTTGATTTGCATACATATTGGCAAGTTGCATACTGAAAAAGTTATTGAACGAATAGAAGTACCAACAGATTTAGTCGAGCTATTGGTAGATACTGTTTACGAATATCAAATGAACTCAATCAAATGAAAAGAAAAATGCTCAAACTTTCTGAAGCAACTAGAGTTGTATATAAAAGAAGAAAGAACGGAACTAAATCTGCTACTAATTTCTTGATAGGAATGAAGCATAACATCAAAGCACTAGGGGATTTACCAGTAAATAAAATTACTAGACCTCTGATTAATCAAATGATGGATACCTTAAAACAAGAACACAAAAATAGTAATGCAGTAATCAATCAGAAGATGGGCTACCTGAGAGTCGTACTTCAAGAGATGGAGGAAGACGGATACATTGAAATGATTAAGTTCCCAAAACCTAGACCAACTAAGAACAGCAAGGTTCATTATCTAACTAACGATATGGAGAAAGAATTGCTTGATTATTTAGTTGAGCATGAATACAAAGCAGCTAAAAATATTATTGAATGTCTTATTGATTTAGGTTGCAGAGTGAATGAATTACTAGGACTTGAAAAAAGATTCGTTGACTTTGACAACAACCAAATCAACTTCAATGATAGAAAGAACGATCAAGCTGTAGCTGTACCCATGACTAACAGAGTAAGAGATAATTTAACTAATCATTGTATTGGTCTAAAAGATTTTGATAAAGTTTTTTTATATAACTACTCTGAACTAAATGCTATCTGGCAGAAGGCTAGGAAGGACTTAGGCTATGCCGATAAGAAGTTCTATACCTTACACCTATGCCGACATACATGTGCATCAAGGCTAGTACAAAGAGGAGTACCGATACTGTTAGTTAAGGATTGGCTAGGGCATGAGGACATAGAGAACACCATGATCTATGCACACTTAGCACCCAAAGCTTTGCACTCTGTAGTGGAGGTGTTGAACTGATGGCTACTACAGAATACAAAGGCTTTAAAGTGTCAAATGCACTTATGAGAGGTGTAAAATACTATTGGATTTGGAAAGAGTATGATGGCATTGGGATAAGTCTTTATGACATAGGAGAAAAAGAAAGAAAACGAAGAAGAAAATATGAATTTAAAGTTGGATATTTTGAAACTTTTGACAAAGCTAAAGAAGCAATAGATAAGGGTTTTAATTAATGGTTGAACCAAGTAAGAAACAACTAGAGCTAGAGCAAAGTATCTCTAGTATCTCAGCCTATAACAAGATCAGTAAACAAAACAAAAACATAGAGAAGGGCAGGGAGTCCGAGAACTATTATGCTCGCAACATTATAGAGTCAGGACTACAGAAGTTAAGCAAAGCAATACAAGATCATATAGATGAAAGTCTTAGCGGTAAGGTAGGAGTTAAAGCTGTCTCTGCTTTGTTTCTTTCTCAGTTCCCAGACGTAGATGTAGTTGCCTTTATTGCTTTTAAAGTATTACTAGATAATGCTTCGCAGTTAAAGACAACTGTATCTACTGCACTCAAGATAGGGCAGATGCTAGAAGACGAACTTAGGTTTACTAAGTTTGAAGAGCTAGACCCTAAACATTTTAAGAACATAAAGAAACATACCAGAGATACCAAGAACGAAGGCTATAAAAGAAACCTTATGGTCTTTCACATGAACAGTAAAGGCCATGAGTTTAAGACTTGGACAAGGGGTAATAAACTTAAGGTTGGGCTGAAGTTGATCGAGTTGATAATGATAAAAATAAATATGGTCAACCTAGTAAACAAGAAGGTAGGCAAAGCAACTACAAGTTATGTTGTCTTTACTGATAGGTTTATGAAATATATAAGGCAGGGTAGATCAAATAGGATTGCTGCCTTTCCTATCTACCTACCTTGTCTTGATGTACCAAGAGAGTGGACTTCAATAGATAGCGGTGGTTACTTTACAGACAGACTAAAAACAAAAGCAATCAAGAGTTCTAATCAAGACTACCTAAACACACTACGAGGAGAAGACTTAACAACAAGTCTGAAAGCGTTAACTCTGGCGAGTCAGACAGCTTGGGGTGTAAATCAGTTTGTACTAGAAACTCTTGAATACTGTTGGGAGGAACGAATAGAGGTTGGTTCATTGATTGATAGGGAGCTTGCAGAACTGCCAACAAAACCACTCGATATAGATACCAATAAGGAAGCAAGAAAAGAGTGGCGGTATATGGCTTCTTTAATCCATGATATGAACGCACAGAATATGGTCAAGCGGTATCAGATACTATCCATGATTGATACAGCAAAAAGATATTGTGACGAAAAATTTTATCACGTTTATCAATTTGATTTTACTGGTCGAATGTACCCACTAACTGCACACTTTCACCCACAAGGTAATGACATAGCAAGAGGGCTGCATAGATTCTATGAAGGTGCAGAGATAAAGACTAAACAAGACTTAAACTGGTTAGCCATAGCAGGTGCAAACCATTGGGGTATGAATAAACATACCTATGAGGAACGACTTGAGTGGGCTTACATAGAAGGAACTGATCTAGCAGAAGAAGTTTACAAAGACCCAATAGGTAATGTTGGTATATGGGGTAAAGCTAAAGAGCCATTTCAATTCTTGGCTTGGTGTAAAGAGTGGTGTGAGTTTCAATGCGAAGGGTATGGTTATATCTCACATCATGTCTGCTGTCTTGATGGTACGAACAATGGCTATCAACACATAGCAGGTCTTATATCTAATCAACATTTAGCTAATAAAGTTAACCTACAAAATGTTAAACAACCACAGGATTTATATAAACAAATACTTGATGTTCTCTTGATGCTACTGAAGTATGACAAGTCTGAGCAAGCACCAATCTGGTATGCACAGAAAGATAAGTTGACAAGAAAGTTTATAAAAAAACCTGTACTTATGATTCCATATAACTCAACTACATTCGGCATAGCAAACTACATAGAAAAATATTTTGTAAATGAAAATGTTTTTATCGCAAAAAATTTTAAGAATAATTTTTATCTGGCAACCATAATTGAACAGGCAGTTAAGTATGTAACCCCAGAAAGCTATGAAGTATTGAAGTACTTGCAGACTACAGCTTTATGTTTTAACAAAGAGAATAAACCTATCTCTTGGCATACACCATCAGGGTTTCTTGTACAACAGAACTACTACAAGAATGATGTCAAAAGAGTAAAGACTAAACTAAGTAACTCAAGTGTCAGGCTAAGTCTTGCTGAACCAGATACTACTAAGGTGGATAAACGTAGACAGGCACAGGGTTTTCCTAGTAATTATATACATAGTCTTGACGCTGCACATTGTCACATGAGTTTGGTTGAAGCTAGTAAGCATGGACTAAAAAACTTTTGTGTTATCCACGACTGTTATGGAAGCCCTGCAAGTGAGCTTCAAAGGTTTATCGAATGTGTAAAGCAAAGTTTCTTTAACATTTATAGTGACAACAATCTAGATAATTTATACCACCAAACAACACAACAACTAAGTGATACAAGTAAGTTACCAGCAGCACTAGATATGGGAGACTATAACATCACAGATGTGTTGACAGCACCATATATATTTACATAGCAAGAGATCAAGGTATAGTTAGGGAACGTCTTTTATAGACGCATAAAAACGGAAACCAAACCAAGGTATCAAACATGGAAGAACTCAAGCCTGAGACTATTAAGATAGTCACACCCAATCCTACTAACTTTAGGTATTCATATCTTGTAACCCCTGACGAGTACAAGGGTATCAAGAAATATAAAGCAGAATGTCTTATTAAAAAAGGCATAATGATGAAAGATGAAATGGGTAGAGAAGTTGATGCAGTAGAACATATCTACTCACAGCTAGAAGAACTACTAGAAAGATGGAAGGTTTCATTAAAAGAACACTATCCAGATAGAAAGTTTACCCTTACTAAAAATAAGTTTGGAGAACCATCTCTACCTTATTACTTAGAAGATGAATACCTAGTCATCAAGACCAGCAAGAAAGCTGGTGGAGTAAAACAAAATGGTGATGTATGGACTAATCCACCTGTCACTTTCTGGGCTAACGAAGATCCTTTACGTCTTATGACAGACGAAGAAAAAAAGGAGTACGAAAAGATTAGTCCTATGACAGAAGGGCAGATGTCTATGAAGTGTAGTGGCTATGACGCAGGTGCTAATGGTGTCGGTATCAGATGCCAACCTTTACAAGTCATAGTTAGAAAGCACGTTGAGTGGACAGGCAGCCCAGATTTTGAAGCAGCACCACCGAGTAGTTATGAAGAAAAAAGTACTGCGTCAACAGCAGCCGACTTCTAAATACAAGAGTAAATTTGAAAGTCAATTTGCTGACAACTTAACCAAAAAGAAAATTATCTTTACCTATGAAACTCTCAGCATTGACTATGAAATCACTTGCACCTATCGCCCTGACTTTATCCTCAACAATTTTATTGTTGAAACGAAGGGCTACTTCTCGAAAGAAGATAGACGCAAACATCTTGCGATTAAGGAGAAACGACCCGACCTAGATATAAGGTTCTGTTTTCAAAATAGCAGAACCAAACTATCCAAAGCCAAGAACTCTATCTCTTACGCCAAGTGGTGTGAGAGACATGGGTTCCAATACTGCGACAAATTTATTCCTGATGATTGGTATGAAGAGCCAATACAAAAACAAAATAGTTTGCCCTGAGTGCGGTAAAAAAAACTGTGCAGTCTTTGATGATGGACACCACCATTGTTTCACTATGGACTGTGGCTACACCTACTACCCAAACAAAAAAGAAAAGAAAGTGACCACCAACATTATTCCAATATATAAACAAAACCCAAAGCTATTGAAAGTTACATCTATACCTTTAGCTAAACGTGGAATCACTAAAGAAACAGCAGAACTATTTGGTTATGGTATCTCTGAATTTAAAGGTCAGCCAGTACAGGTAGCTACATACAAAGATCAGAAAGGTAATGATGTTGCACAGCACATACGCTTTCAAGATAAGAAGTTTATATGGATAGGAGATATGTCAAAGGTACAACTATGGGGTCAGCATCTATGGCGACAGCATGGCGGTAATGGTTCTGTCTTCTTAACTGTGTGTGAAGGTGAGATAGATTGCATGAGTGCTAGTCAGATACAAGGTAATAAGTTTCCTTGTGTGTCTATACCATCAGGAGTACAGTCAGCAGCTAAATATTTAGCAGCAAACTATAAATGGCTTGATAGTTTTTGTCGTATAGTTATTTGTTTTGACAATGATGAAGCAGGTAAGAAAGCAGCAGAAAAGTGTATGGAGGTTTTGCCAAGAGGTAAGGCAGCTATAGCAAGACTAGATCGTAATGATATAAACGATCATCTTGTATTAGGAGAAGGAGAGCTAGTTAAAGATAGGTTATGGAAAGCTAGACCAGTAAGACCTGATTCTCTTATCAATGCAGCAGACGCTTGGGATTTGTTTACCAAAGAAACAAGTAAACCTGTATCAGACTTTCCATTTCCAAAGTTAAACGAATACACAAGAGGTTTGTTTCCTAGTCAAATATTTACAGTAGCAAGTGCTAGTGGTGCAGGTAAGTCCACAATATGCAGGGAGCTATGCCACCATTTTCTTAAAAGAAAAATTAAAGTTGGATATATTGGCTTAGAAGAATCAGTACAAAGAACTCTTCAAGGTCTTGTAGGTATTGACTTGAACATACCTTTGCACTTAAATGAAGATGGCATAACTAAAGATGATCTGCGGATTGCGTTTGATAACCTCACATCAACACGCAATCTTTTTTTATACAACCATTTTGGTAGTCTTGAGCCTGATGTATTACTAGAACAGATAAGATACTTAGCTACTGTTGACGGAGTAAAGGTAGTAATACTAGATCATATAAGCATAGTTTTGTCTGGTCTTGAACTAGATAATGAACGCAAAGCAATAGATATAATTATGACCAAGCTTAGAAGTTTGAGTGAAGCAACTGGCATAGCTATTGTATTGGTCAGCCATTTACGCAGACCACAAGGACAATCACATGAGTCTGGTAGAGAAGTAGATACATCTGACTTGAGGGGTAGCCATAGTCTTCTTCAACTATCAGATGTTGTAATGTCAGCTTCTAGAAATCAGACAGGAGATGTTAGTGAAAGACAAAGACTACAGCTAAAGGTACTGAAGTCTAGACATACTGGTATGACAGGAGAAGTAGATAAATTATTGTACGACCAGAAGACAGGTCGGCTTGTTGTATATGAGGATTTTATTTAGCTATGACTTTACTTATTGATGCTGATTGGTTGATCTACAATTCTTGTTGTGCCTGTGAACAAGACACAAGATGGAATGATTGGGAGCATACTCTTCACTCTGATGAAAGAGACATACTTAATCTGATAGAGAACAGACTAGATGTTTATACAAGTATTGCTGACAGTAAGCATGACATAGTTATGTGCTTTACTTCTTACCCTACATTTCGACATGAGATATTCCCTGAGTACAAGATTAACAGGATAGGTAAACGTAAACCACTAGCACTCAAGAGTGTTATCAAAGAAGTAAAAAAAAGATATGAAACTGTTGCTTATGAAAACTTAGAAGGAGATGACGTATTAGGTTTGCTTGCTACCAATGGCAGATACAAAGACCCGATAATAGTTTCAGTTGATAAAGATATGAGAACACTACCATGCAAACTTATAGCTGATGATTCGATAGAACATATCACAAACAAGAAAGCAGACAGGCATTGGTTTGAGATGTCGTTAGCTGGTGATGCTGGTGACGGAATACTAGGTATCAAGGGTATGGGTATGGTTACAGCTTCAAAAACTCTAGCCAATACACCTGATACTAAAGAAGCACTATGGTCTAAGGTACAGGAGACATATACTAAGAAAGGTTACACGATTGCTGATGCTATCTTGAATGCAAGACTTACAAGGATACTGAGAGAAGGAGATTATGATTACAATACAGGTGAAGTAAAACTTTGGAACCCATAAAGAAAACCCCAAGAGGAACCACACCCTTGAGGTTTTCTTAGCGTTGCAACAAGGTAACCACTCCTTGCTATTTACAGCCTAACATATAATGTAAAAATAGCTCTTCATCAAATAAATATAAACACGCTGTACTTTATTACTAAACTTGAACTATACTATTAGTAAATGTTTTAAAGCATGGCATCTGAAAAACTACCAGTTATCACAGATGAATTGATTTTTGCTTTAGATCAAATCTTTCCTAATCGTCATCCTGACTTGTCTTTATCTGATAGAGAGATATGGTATAGGGCAGGGCAACGATATGTTGTTGATTATTTAATTGAGCAACAATCAAGACAGAAAGAAACCATGCTCACTAATTCAGTTTTGGAAAACTAACTATGTGTCCACCAAGAAGACCAAGGCCACCAGCTTTACCACCTCCAAGGCCAACAGCACCTGCACCAGAAAGAACTGCACAAACTGTAAAGGTTGGTTCAGACAGAGGGCAAGGTACTAAAACTAAAACTGAACGCAAAAGAAAACCTACTGGTACAGATACATTAAGGATTCCAGTAACAATGTCTAGTGATTTGAGGTATTAATTATGTGTATCGGAAGGCAAGCATCTCAAGCTGTTGTACAAAGCCAAGCACCAAGGAATGATGCTCCTACTGTTACTGGCAGACAAAGAGGAGTTACAGATCCTATTGATACTTCAAAAGTAACAGCACGTTTAAAGAAAAGAAGATCAGATGAAAGATATGCTCAAGGTCTTAGAAATATGAGTGCAAAAGGTAGGTCGCCAAATGACCTTAAAATAACAGGAGGTAATTCTGCAAGGATAGGACCAGCTAGAGGCCAATCAAATAATAAAGCAAGGCTTGGCTAATGGTTTATTCTGTACAAGGGCAAACTGCTGCTGGTAGGTATGCACAATTAGAAAGTGCAAGGTCTACCTTTGAAAGAGAAGCAAAAGAATCATCAAAGCTAACCATACCTAGCCTTATTCCTGAAAGTACAACAGGAACAAGATCAAAAATAAAAACTCCCTTCCAAGCTGTAGGAGCAAGAGGTGTGAATAGTTTGGCATCCAAACTTTTATTTGCATTACTACCTCCATCAACTGCATTTTTTAAATTAAGTATTGATAGTCTTGAACTTTTAAAACAAGGTCAAGAAGGTCTTGAGTCAGAAATAGATAAAGGATTACGAACAATAGAAACAGCCTTGATGAATGAGATAGAGATCTCTAACGATAGGGTTGCAATGTTTGAAGCACTTAAGCATCTAATCGTTGGAGGGAATGTTCTTCTTTATCTTACAGATGCTGGACTTAAGGTATATCCATTATCTAAGTTTGTATGTAAACGTGATGCAGTGGGTAATGTCTTAGAAATTATTACAAAAGAATCAGTCAACCCTAATGCACTTTCACCACAGTTTTTAGAACAAATAAAAAAGAAAGAAAACTATGATGAAAAAACAATGGAAGGAGATCTTGATATATACACATACATCAAAAGAATTAATGATGAACATTTTTGGCATCAAGAATGTAAAGGAGAAAAGATACCAAATACTGATGGCAGATCAAAGGTAGAAGTATCTCCTTGGATTACTCTTAGATTTGTTCGTATTGATGGAGAAGATTATGGTAGAGGTTATGTAGAAGAATACAGAGGAGACTTGATTAGTTTAGAAGCTTTGATGCAAGCCATTATAGAAGGTGCGGCAGCTTCAGCTAAAACAATATTCCTTGTAAACCCTAATGGTGTAACAAGAGCAGCTACTTTAGCAAAGGCTCCTAACGGTGCAATAAGAGAAGGATCTGCTAATGATATAAGTGTTATGCAAGTTGGGAAAGGTTCAGACTTTAACGTATCTTTCTCTGCAATACAAAGAATAGAAGCAAGACTTGAATATGCTTTTCTTATGGCTAGATCTGTACAGAGAGATGCTGAAAGAGTAACAGCAGCAGAAGTTACTTTGATGGCTAACGAGTTAGAAAATTCTTTGGGTGGTATATACAGCATTTTGACCCAAGAGTTTCAACTTAAATATTTAAAGAGAAGGATGCACATGTTAGTCCGTTCTGGTAAAGCACCAAAGCTGCCAGAAAGATTAGTCAAACCTAAGATCGTTACTGGTGTTCAAGGGCTTGGTCGTGGTAATGATCGTAATAAGCTTGTTGAATTTATTGGAACGGTGTCACAAGCTTTAGGTCCAGATATAATGCGTCAGTACATGAATGTGGATGAAGCCATAAAAAGGCTTGCAAACTCTATTGGTATAGATACTGTAAACTTAGTTAAGACGCAAGAAGAAATCCAAGATGAGATGGAAGCTATGCAACAGCAGCAGCTTATTCAAAGTCTTGGACCTGCTGCTCTTGGATCACCATTAATTGATCCACAAAAAATTGCAAACGCAAATTCACAACTACCAATGGAGGAAAGTGATGACACCGAAGAAGCCTAGAGCAAGAGATGAAGATGGCAAATTTGTCTCTGCAAAAGCTATTGTTAGCGAATTAGGTGTAAACGATACACCCGAACCGAACAAACCAAAAGTGGTCGAAACTAAAAATGGTCGTACAATGACTTATAACTAACCAAAAAAATTATGACTTCATCACAAGTAAACATTTCAGAAACACCACCAATGTCTGCTAATGACTTGGAAAGTTTAAAAGATGAAAATGGTTTATATGCTGGTAAGTTTAAATCTGTCGAGGATCTTGTAGGAAGCTACAAAGAACTTGAAGGTAAACTTGGAGCTATAGATCAAACCAGAGAAGAACCAGAAGGCAACGTAGAAGAGCAAGCAGAAGAACAAGAAGTTAATGATTCTGAATTTAATGCAGAAGAATATTATGGAGATGGTCTTGCTTCTGTTTTAGAAGAAGTTGGTATTGATGCAGAAGACATATCAAATCGTTTTTTAGAAAATGATGAGATCTCTGAAGATGATTACAACAAACTTGCAGAAGCAGGGTTTTCAAAACAAGTTGTTGATTTATATTTAGACGGTGTTCGCAATGCTGGTATTGCAGGTGAAGTAGATGCAGAAGGTATTAAAGAATCAGTTGGTGGAGATGAAAGCTATGGTCAGATGGTTTCTTGGGCTATGGACAATCTACCTGCTGAAGATATACAAGCTTTTAATAAGCTTACCGATACAGGAGATGGACCTGCTATTAAGTTAGCTGTTCAAGGTATCTACTCACAATACAATAACGCTATGGGAATTGAACCAAATTTAGTATCAGGTCGTGCTTCTCAAGGTGGACCTACACCATATAGATCCTCCGCAGAAGTAAAAGCTGCTATGTCTGATCCTCGCTATGGTAAAGATGTAACATACACAGAGAGTGTCTACTCTCGATTAGAAAACAGTGACGTATTTGGCTAATGGCTAACAAACCTACAAATCCAGAACTTTATTCAAGAGTTAAGGCAGAAGCTAAAAAGAAGTTTGATGTTTATCCTTCTGCATACGCTAATGCTTGGTTGGTGAGAACCTACAAAAAACGTGGCGGTGGTTATCGCAAAACTTAATTATGAAAAAACTAACAGACAAACAAAAAAAGAATCTTGATAAAACTGGTGATGGTAAAATCAGTAAAGAAGATTTTTTACTTCTTCGTAGATTGAAGAAAAAGAAAAATGGCAAAGCTTAGTCTTAGTCAGATGAGAACTCTGAAGAAACATTCAGAGCATCACTCTAAAAAACATATGGATATGATGAAGAAGCTTATGCGTGAAGGTTCTTCATTCAAAGCTGCACATAAAAAAGCACAAAAAGATGTAGGCAAATGAGTCTTACTAGATGGTTCAAAGAAAAATGGGTTGATGTCAAAACAGGCAAAGACTGTGGTAGAGGTAAAGATGAAAAAGGTAGACCTTACCCTGCTTGCAGGCCATCCAAAAGAGTTAGTAGTAAGACTCCAAAAACTACAGGAGAAATGAGTAGCAAAGAAAAATCTAGATTCAAAAGAGAAAAGACAGGCTCAAAAAAAATTAGTTACCAACACAGAAGAAAAAAAAGAAATAGTTTAAAGATTGCGTAAAGGTGTTATATTTTAAATAGCTTACATTTTTTATGTCTAAGGGCGTATCAATGACCAAGAAGGATAAAGACCCCACAGGTGGTCTTACTGCTTCTGGTCGTAGAAAATACAACCGAGCAACAGGTGGAAACTTGCAAGCTCCTGTTACTAAAAAGACAGGTCTAACCAAGACAGAGAAAGGCAGAAGAAAATCTTTTTGTGCCAGAATGTCTAAGGTAAAAGGACCATTAAAAAAAGATGGCAAGCTAACTCGCAAAGCCCTTGCCTTAAGAAAGTGGAATTGTGGGTCTGTATAAATTAACAAAGTAGAAATCTAAATATCTAAGTGCCTGATGCGTCAGATACCACTTGAGAGAAAGGATTGAAACGAAGTTAGTTACTCAAATTTGTAAACATTAATCAAGGAGTCTTTCTATGGCTAACGCCACAGTCTCACGCCTTGGTTTGGTTAATAACACTGGTACAGCGTTTGACGCACTTTTCCTTAAAGTTTTTAGTGGAGAAGTTCTAACAGCGTTTGCTAGAAATAACATTTTCAACGAGCAACTTCATTCAGTTCGTACTATCACAAGTGGTAAGTCAGCACAGTTCCCAGTATTAGGAACTGCAACGGCGGCTTATCATACCGTAGGCACCCCCCTCGTTGGAGCGAACCAAATCAAGGCAAATGAAAAGATTATCAACATTGATGATCTTCTAATTTCTCAAGCTTTTGTCTCAAACTTAGACGAGCTTAAGAATCACTATGATGTTCGTGCTACTTATGCTGATGAGCTTGGTAAAGCTTTAGCTCGTACGTACGATCAAAACGTAGCGAAGATGATAGCAAATGCTTCTAGAGCATCTACTACATTATCAGGTGGACAAGGTGGTATCGTATCTAGTTTCCCAACTGGTGCAGGTAACACAACTTCTTCTGGTATTACTGGTGATGAACTAGCTGGTGCTATCTATGATATTGCACAAGCATTTGATGAGAGAGACATTCCTCCAACAGATCGCTTCTGTGTATTACCACCTGCTGAGTATTACAAACTTGCCGAGTCTGCTACAAGAACTGTAGATGTTGACTTCAACCCACAGGGTAATGGTTCGTTTGCTTCTGGTAAGGTACAACAAGTTGCTGGCATCCCAATAATGATGTCTAACAACGTACCTCAGACTAACGTTTCTTCTAACCCAAGTGGTGCGAACAACACTTACTCAGGTGACGATAGTAAAACTATTGGTCTTGTCTTCCATAAATCTGCTGTTGGTACAGTAAAATTAATGGATATGACTACTGAGATCTCTGGTTCTGACTACGGAATTATGTATCAAGGTACATTAATGGTTGCAAAATACGCACTTGGTCATGGAATCCTAAGACCAGAATGTGCTGCAACAATTAAACTTGCTGCTTCTTAATTTCAATTTATAGGGTATCTTATTATTAGATACCCTTTTTTTATACCCATGTATCATTCAACAAAGAAAAAAAAGAAGAAAATGAAAGGTGGAAGAGACTCCCTTAAAATGAAAAAGAAAGGATATTAAAGATGGAAGAAGGAAGAAAGTCTTTACAAATTAAAGCATCAAAAAATAAACAGACTCCTAGCTCATGGTTTGTTAAACAATTAAAAAAGAAGTATGACAATCCTAAAGAAGTTAGCAAATTTGGTATCATCTCTAAAGGTAGAAAAGCTAGAGAAGATGCCTTAAAACAATTAAACCAGTATTAATTAAGAGGTACTTATGGCTGTAGCTGCAACAACAGAATTAGAGAGCATTAACATTATGTTGGCTGCTATAGGCGAAGCTCCTATCAACAGTCTCACAGGTACTCTTCCTGTTGATGCTCGACTAGCACAATCAACCCTTACAGAAGTAAGTAAAGAAGTTCAATCGGAAGGGTGGTCTTTTAATACTGAAATAGATGTAACTCTTACTAGAGATGTATCTAATCACATATCTCTTTCAACAGATGTTTTAAGAGTTGATCCTAATATTCATCAACATCCTACGATAGATGCAATACAAAGATCTTTAAAACTGTATGACAGATTAAATAATAAATATGAATTTGATGAAGATCTTATTTGTACTATTGTTTACTTTAGAGATTTTAATGAGATTACAGAACCTGCTAGGCGATATATAACAATAAAAGCTGCTCGTATTTTTGTTGATAGATTAGTTAGTGATGATGGATTAAGAACTTATACACAACAAGATGAAACTAGAGCAAGAGCTATCTTGATGGAGACAGACTTAGCTAATGGAGATCATAATGTTCTTAGAGGAGATCCTTCTTTAACAAGTGTCTTTGATACTTATTCACCTTCTAGTGCTTTAATTAGGTAACAATGGGTTTAATCTCAAGAGCTATACCAACTTTACTAAGGGGTATATCACAAGCTTCAGATGCAACTAAGCAAGATGACCATGCTGACTTACAAGACAATGCTGATAGCAATCCTGTCTTAGGTCTTACAAAAAGGTCAGGTCTTGAATATGTATCAACTATTTCTAATACAACTTTAGGTAATGTACATATTCATACTATTAATAGAGATGTAAACAGAAGATTTATTTCTGTCTTTAGTAATGGAAATGTAAGAGTTTTTGAATTAGATGGAACAGAAAGAACGGTACAAAAACCTGATGGCACAACATATTTAAATACAACAAATCCTAGAGATGATATAAAAACTGTTACTATTGCAGACTTTACTTTTGTTGTTAATAAAAGTGTAGTAACTGCAATGGATACCAGCACTTTAACCAGTGGAAATATTACACAGGCCATAATTTTTGTAAGTCAAGTATCAAATAGCACGACATATTCAGTCACGATTGATGGAGTAACAGTTTCTGACAATACAGCTAATGATTCAACTTTAAGCACTACACAAGTTGCAACTGATTTAAGAACAGGTTTAGCTGCTGGTTTAACAGGATTTACATTTCAACAAAATGGTCCTGTTGTTCATGTAAAAAAAACAGATGGATCTGATTTTTCTATAGATGGAAATGACACACAAGGTAATCAAGATTTAGTAATAGTAAAAAATAGTATTCAAAGATTTTCTGACTTACCAACAGTTTCACCTCATGGTTATGTAGTGGAAATAAATGGAGATGATACAACAGATTTTGATAATTACTACGTTAAGTTTGTTGCTAACAACAGCACCACTACAGGTACGTTAGAAGAAGGGCATTGGGAAGAATGTGCTGAATCAGGTATTCCTTTTAAATTTAATTACAACACAATGCCACATATTCTTATAAGGCAAAGTGATGGTGATTTTAGATTTGCAAGAGTTGATGGTGATTCATTTACAGATCTAAATACTTCTGGAACTTACAGTCAATCAGGAACTACTGTTACTGTAACTTCTGCTAATCATGGATTATCAAGTAGTGATTCAGTACAATTTGATTTTGTTTCTGGCAACGCTGTTGATGGTACTTTTACAGTAACGGTCACAAATGCAAATACGTTTACGTTTACAGCAGCAGGTTCTTTAACAACAACTGGTAATGTAGCCTTTGGTAAAGTAAACAATTCGACCTTACCTAAATGGGGAGAAAGAACTGTAGGTGATATTGTTTCTGCACCTGATCCTTCATTTATTGGTAAGGCTATAAATAATGTATTTTTTTATAGAAGCAGACTAGGAGTATTAGCTGATGATAATGTCATACTTACAACAGTATCTGAGTTTTTTCAATTTTTTAGAGAAACAGTTTTAACTATTGTTGATAGCGATCCTATAGATGTATCAGCTTCACATACAAAAGTATCAATATTAAAACACGCTGTACCAATGGCAGAACAATTAATATTGTTTTCTGACCAAACACAATTTATTCTTACATCATCATCTGTTCTTACTCTTACACCTAAAACAGCTACAGTTGTAGTTGCAACAGAATTTGAAAGTAGTGATGCAGCACCTCCTGTAGCTTCTGGTAATAGTATTTATTATCTAACTAAGAAAGGAACTTTTGCTGGTGTAAGAGAATATATTACACAAGAAGATTTAACAATAAGAGAAGCAGCTAATATAACTGTTCATGTTCCAAGATTAATTCCAGTAAATATATTTAAGTTAGCTATTTCAACAAGTGAAGATGTTTTAATTTGTCTAGGAACTGATAACCCTAATCAATTATTTGTTAACAGATGGTTGTTTGGTCCTCAAGGAACAAAAATTCTGAACTCTTGGTCTACTTACACAATCAATTCAAATAGAACCATACTAAATGCAGATTTTATTGGTACTGATTTATTTTTAGTAATACAAGAAGCTAATGGTACAACTATTGAAAAAATACCATTTGAAGCAGATGTAAAAGAAGCTAATGCAACTTTTAAATTTTGCCTAGATCATAAAGTTACTGAAGCCACTACAGGGGTATCAGTAGCTTACAACGCTACTACTGATGTTTCTACGTTTACTGTTCCTTATAGATTAAGAGCAAATATGAATGTAGTTGGTAGATATTTAGCCAGTGGAGAAACAAGTACATTTGTTGATACGCAAGGTAATACCAAAACTCTGAAAGCTGGAAGATTAATCCCTACGTCAAATTCTACAGATGGATCAACATCTACTATTACGGCTAGTGGTGATTTTAGAAATAGTAAATTTATTATTGGTGAACCATACGAAATGCACTACAGGTTTAGTCAAAGAAGATTGAATCAAGGAGGACAAGGTAGGGATGAAATCTTAAGTGGTAGATTGCAACTACATCATTTTTATATAAAGTTTGAAGATACAGGATTTTTTAAAGTAGAAGTCACTCCAGAGAATAGAAGTACATCTACACATAAATTTACTGGTCGTTTTCTTGGTTTAACTTCTTCTACATTAGGAAACATAACTTTAGAGTCAGGTACATTTAAAGTGCCAATAATGTCAAGAGCAGATAGAGTAGATATAGATGTAAAGAATGACACATTCTTACCTACACAACTGGCAAGTGCTGAATATGAAGCTATGTTTCATTTAAGATCTAGACGTACTTAATGGGTTATTTAAGAAAAGCTAATTTAAAAGATCTTAATTATGTATGTGAAAACATGAGAGAGATGGATCGTCTTGAAGCTGTATATCAAACAGGACAAGAACCAGCAGATGCCTTACGTCTTACATATCTAGCAGGGGAACAAGTCTTAACAATAGCTGGTGATGACGATCAACCTATGGGCTTATGTGGAGTTATTAGAGATGGTTGTATATGGATGATATGTACTGATGAATTATTTACTAATAAGAAATATAAAATACAACTTGTAAGAAAAGGTAGAAAATGGGTAGATAGCCTATTGAAAAATTACAAAATCCTATATAATTTTGTATATGCAGAGAACGATTCTGCTATTAAGTGGTTAAAAGCTCTTGGGTTTACATTTGTTAACTATCACGAAAAATATGGAGAGCAAGAAAAACCCTTTTATGAATTTCTGAGGATAGCCTAAATGTGTTCAGTACCAGCTATGGTAGTAGGTTCAGCAGGGTTAAACCTGTTTTCGGGTCTTGCTATGCGTGGTGCTGCCAAAAAAAATGCTAGAGATACATATAAAAGGGGATTACAAGCAAACCAATCAGTAGAAGACTCCTTTGGTAATCAACAATCAGCTTTAGGATTTAGACAGAGAGAAAATCAAGCAATAGCAGCACAAAAAAAATTAGCACAAACAATACAAGGATTACAAGCAAGAGGAACTGCAAGAACAAGTGGTATAACAGGTATAACTGCTAGATTGATATTAGGAGATTTAGAAAGACAAACAGCTAATGCAAGAGAATCTATCAATCAAACTTTAGAGTCAACGACTCGTCAGTACAGAAGAAATGTACAGGGTCTTGTAGCAGAACGAGACAGTAGACGTAATCAAATACAAAGTCAGATAAATCAAGCATATAATCAGATACCTTCTTTAAGTTCAGTTATCTTGGGAGCAGCTTCCCAAGGACTTTCTACCTTTGGATCAGTTTATGGTAATCCAAAATTTGGCTAATGACTAACAGTTTTCAAAGTACAGCTTTTCAATCTGCTACAAACCCTGTAGATACTTTTGTGCAACCTGTAACTGTGCAGCCTAAAAGTGGTGCACAGGAACTTGCAGAAATTTTGCAAATAGTAAATCCAACATTACAACAATTTATACAAAAAAAAGCAATAGAAAAAAGAGATCAACAAATAGATGAGGGAAGGTTATTAGTAGCAAATGCCTCACCTAAAGAACTTGCAGAAATAAGAAAACAAGTAGAAGCAAACTCTGACAAAAAAGGGTTTAGAAAATTTCTTGGTACAAATTATTTTATGCAATATGGAATAGAACAACAATTAGCAATTAATATAGGTAATAGCCAACAAGCAAAAACAAAAAAATTTTTTAACGAATATGTTGTTGACGTTGAATTAGAAAATGGAACTGTAATACAACAACCTTTATCTCAATTTGATATAAACTCTGAAGCTTTTAATAAAGCAGTTAATGAATTTCAAAGCTCACAACTAGCTAATACTAGAGGTATTAGATCAAGTTTAATAAATGAATATATACTTCCTAAACAAAGTGAAGCATTACAAAAAGTATACAGCGATCAAGAAACAAAATTAGCAGAGTCAAAAATTAAACAAGCTAGTATATTGTTTAATGATTCAGTTTTAAATTCTTGGTTTAGTATAGATAACTATAACGACAATATAGAGTTAAATTTAATAGATGATAACTATACAGAGAAAGACAGAATTAAAAATAATGGTCTTTCGCAGGCAGAATTTTTAGCTTTAAAAGAATTGCAAGGCAATGTTGATTCTATGGTAAACAGAGGTCTTGCTGCCACAGTATCTCCTTCAAAAATGATAGAAGTAGTAAAAACAAATGTATTAAAAATTCTTGATTATTATGAAAGCAATAATCTTGATATGGATATAGGTTACGAAGAAGTAGAAGAATATATTAACTGGATAGGAAATTTAAAAGTTACTAATGGTATGCCTTTAAGTAGTTTTTATATAGCAGATGGTGAAGATAAAATTGAAACTCTACTAACAGATGTATATGACAAGAAAGAAGATATTAAGAAAAAACAGAATGATTACAATAAAATAAGCGATCAAAATACTATATCTGATACTTTAAATAATCTAGATTTTTCTCGTACTCAATTTCAAGATGGTAAAGAAGCATTAAATTATTTTAAAAATATAGGCAATACATTAGATGCACTAGTTGATAGATTTCCAGAAGAAATTGAATTTTTATATAAACAATATGATCTTAGAAACTTTAGTGTTGATGATTTCTTTTTTGAATTAGAAACGGAATATGATGCAGGTACAGTAACGCAAAGTCAAGCCTTAATACAACTAACAGATGTCATGCAAGCTTTAGGACCAAATGCTTCTAAAGCAGATAGAGCAAAATATACTCAATTAAAAAAATATTTAAAAGAAACAGACAATAAAAGTTTAGAGCAAAGATTTCCAGCAATGAAAGAGTTAATAAAGCATGGTCAAAAAACTGTTGGTAAAGTAAGAGATGGTTTGCGTGTAATTACAGATGCTGATGATGTAGATAGAATGGAAGATTTAAATATAAAATTAAAAAGTTTAGTTAAAGAAAATGGAGGAGTTGATGCACAAATAGATATAAGAGGTCAAAGAACAACAGTTAGAAATTGGTATTACGGTGAGTTGAGAAAATTAAAAGACCCAAGAAGGTTTGGTTCATATGAGTTTTATGATTCAGTTTTAGATTTATCAAAGCCTATAGAATTTGAAGAAGTAGTAGAAGATGATGATGGAGATGGTCAAGATGATGGCAAGACAGTAAATATACAAGAACAAAAGGTTTTAACTTACGATACAAATACAAAGTTATTTAGTGAAGTTAATACTAATGAATTACAAGTAGGACCAACTACTACAGTTGTATCTATTAATGGTGCAGTTACACCTGCTGGCGAATCGTTACGTCAAAATTTAAAAATAAAATCATTTGAGAATTTTAATGTTGATTTTTATAATGCAACTTTTGAAGACAAACAAACAGAAACAAGAAATGAACAATTACTTAGAGATGATTTAGAAGCTAGTGCTTTTAGTGGTGACTCACCTACTACAGTTGAAGTTGAACAAGGAGACACTTTAAGTGAGTTAGCAGATCAGTTTGGCTCGTCAGTACAAGCAATTATGGAAGCTAATAATCTTACTAATCCAGATATGATAAGAGTAGGGCAAGAGCTAGTCATGCCAATAGTTGAAAGAATAAATATGAAAGAAGTAAAAGATAATCAGATAAAAGCATTAGACGTTATTTTAAAAGATACAGACAAGACAAAAGTAATACCTCAACCTAAAATAGAAGAAATGCTATTGGCTGTGGGTTTTGAACCAGACATTGCAAAAATTATGGCTGCTGTTTCAATGGCAGAATCAGCAGGTGATCCTATGATTGATACTGTCAAATCTGGTTTAGATCCTGAGAAGAAAAAAGAATTTTCTATAGGTTTGTTACAGCTAAATATGAAAGATGATAGAGACAGATTATTAAATGTATTTGATATTGAATCTGAAGAAGAGTTATATGACCCTATTATTAATGTAATTGCAGCCAAGCGACTATATGATGAGCAAGGGCTTAATGCTTGGGGTGCATACAAAAATGGTTCCTATAAAAAGTTTCTAAAGAACTAACATGACAGACTCAAATATTGTTAAAAGCCTTCTTGATAACAAAGAAGAAGAAAAAACAGATTTAAATATTGTTGATAACCTTAATCAGCAACCATCTAATTTTACTAATGTTTTTAAAACAGAATCTAAGTTTGATGACTATGTAAATAACACTTTATTTGATGAAGAAACTTTTGACTTTGCTTCACAAGATTTTGATTTTACTAATAATATATTTACCGATTTAACAGAAGAAAAGCCACAACAAAACCTGTCAGGGTTAGCAAAAGGTTTAGGTATAGAAATAGGTACTGGTATAGGTGCTGATTTAGCTTTTGCACCTTTATTAGCTCTTGGTCCTTTAGGTATTGCAGCTTATGGTGGAGGTCAGTTTACTGTTGGCTATTATGCAAATATCGCAGCACAAAAAGCTAGGGGTGTAAAAAAAATAAGTCAAGCTGAAGCTGTAGCTGCTGGTCTTGTACAAATAATACCTGCTGGCACAACAGCAAAAGGTCTTAAAGGTGTTGCAAAGAGTGGTGTTTTTGGTGCTGGCTTTGGTGTGGGTGAAACTTTCCTTAGAGATTTATTAGGAGATGATGTAACTCGTGATGAATATTTATTAAGTTTAGGTTTTGGTGGTGCTTTTGGTGCTGGTTTTAAAGGTTCATTAGAAGGTTTAAGCGGTATTTTTAATAAAGTCAAAGGTAAAACACCAGCAGAAGCAGATGCAATATTAACTAAACAAGATAAAAAAACTATTAATGATGCAGTAAAGAATATAGATACAGTATCAAAAAAACAAAAACAAAAATTAAAACAAGAAGGTGTAGATACTGATAAATTAGATCAAGAAATAAATAATCGAAAGCAGCAAACAACAGAACAGACACCAGCAGTTCAAACAGAAGTTACACAAGATCTTACTTTTACAGCACCAGAAGCTTACAAAAGAACTAAACCTCGTTATGGGTCTGCCAATATACAATTCCAATCTGACTTCGATAAGATGTCTTGGTCTTTAAGAAATGGAAGAAAAGTAAAAGCACAGAATGATGGAAAGATGTTAAAAGTATTTTTAGATCAAGGCTTTACAGAAAAAGAAGTTAGATTGCATGGAGACAAAGTACACGCAAAAATAAAGTCAATAGTTAAAGAACAGACAGGTAGTGCTAGTGCTTCGGTTTCAAATACAAGTGGTTTAAATTTAGAAGTGCCAATATTGCAAGACTTTGCAAATAAAGTACAAACACCATTAAATAAATTAGATAGTCAACCTGACTTGGATTTAGGTAATACACAATTAAATCCACAGAAGATGAATCGCATTAAAGATATGCAGAAAGGTAAAAAAGATTTAGTAACTGCCAAAGTAAGAAAGAAGAAAGATGAAGGAGGATTTAAAGGTGCTGAAAGAAAAAGTCAGTTTGATACGCAAGAAGGTGGATTAGGTAAAATGGTAGACAGTAAAGGCAAGATAGGTATAGATAAAAAGAATTTAAAATTTTTTCAAGAGTACACAAGAAAGAAAGCATTACTACAAAATAGATTACCTGATGATGAAGAAGTTGTTATTAACCAACAAGGTTTGCAAATAGCTACAGATAGAGTTGGAAACGCCACTCAAAATTTTATAGATATAATTAAAAAAAATGCTGGTAAGAAAACTAAAAAAAGTCAAGCTGCTATAGATAAAGCAGGTGCAGAAATTATTAATGCTGAAAAATTAGTAGATGATTGGTTAGGTTATGGTATTCCTTTAGGCACAAGATTAGGTAGAGCTTTGCAAGCTTTTAAAATTAAACCAGTAGAAGGCATAGAAGGTATGACACCTGCTGAAGTAATGAAACTAAGTCCTTTAGAAAAGAAAAACTTAACAGCACAAAATCGTGACGTATCACCTGCTCTTACAAAGTTAATAGAACAAAGTCAAGACTTCCAAGAAAATTTGCTTGCAAAAATAAAAGAAGGACATGAAACAGGAGATTACTCGCAAGTTATAAAAGTTGCACAAGACATGAAAGAAGCAGGTGGAAGTATAGAAAACATGGTAAAACTTTATAACGCAGATGCTTTTGGTAAGACTTTAAAACTTGCTAACCAAACCTCAAGAATAATTAACGAGGTAGGAATCAATGGAGTTTTATCTGGTCTACCTTCTCAAAGAGTCAATTTATATTCTGGTATTGTGCAAACATTTTTGGGTAACATGAAAAACTTTAGCGGTACTTTAGATGTTGCAAATGGCAAGGGGTTAATAAGAAAAGAAGGAGTAGAAGCAGCTACTAGACACTTATTTGCCATGATGTATAACTTTGATTTTGGATTAAAGGTATGGAAAAGATCATGGGATATGGAAGATAACTTTATAAATGTTGGTAATTCTAAAATTGAAACTGGTCAAAGATTTGTTATTTCATCTGAAAGTCCTTTCTTCCCACTAAGAACAGCTATAAACTCAACAGGTAAAATTATAAGATTGCCTAGCAGGTTAATGACATCTAATGATGCTCTTATACAGACACCAAATATTCTTGGTTCTACTGCTTATCATGCAACTATGGAAGCTTTGAAGAAAGGTTTAAAAGGACAAGACTTAGATGATTATGTAAAAGGTAGTCTTGATGGTGTTATAGCTTATATTTTAAAAGGACAGGAAGGTGAGCTAGGCAGATTAAAACCACTAGAAGGAGATACATTTTTTAAAAAAGGTATAGGTCCAAGAGAGTTTATTGCTGATCCTGTTCTTGCAAAAATATTTCAAAGAGCTAAAAACTTTGGTAAAGAGATTACATATACACAACAAATAAGAGGTGGTCGTAGTGATGATGTTACAGATCCACTTGGTTTGTTTGCAGAAGAAATAAATAATTTAGCAATACAATACCCACCAATGAGAACATTTTTTAAATTTACAAGAACACCTACAAATATGATTAAAGACATAATGAGGTATATTCCTGTAATAAATACACCTGCAAGATTTGGTGGTAAAAAGAATTATAATTTTTTAAATGCTTTTCTTTTACCAGAACTAGCAGCAGACCTTAGAAGTCCTGATCCTCAAGTAAGAACTAATGCAAGAGGTCAAATTTATATGGGTAATGCTTTTGCTACTATTTTAGGATTTCTTGCTTACAAAGAGATTTATCAACCAGCAAATGAATTTATAAGTTCAAGTGAATATGATAGTGAAGATAAGATACCAAAAACATTTTTAACTGGTGGTGGTCCTAGTTGGAAAACAAAAGAAGGTGCTGCTAAACATCTTTCATTATTAAGGGCTGGTTGGCTGCCATACGCTAGAGCTTATTTAATGTATGACGAAGATGGTGAAATATTATTTGATGAAGATGGAAAACCGAAATATAACTATGTTTCTTATGAAGATTTACCAGATCCAGTTTTATCTTTTGTTAAAGCTTGGGTTGATTTTCAAGAGATGTCTCCATTCTTTACTAAGAAATTAGACAGAATATATGATGAATATACTATTGGTTGGGCAGGTTTTATAGGTCGTGTCATTACAAATAAAAGTTATGTTCAACAATTTAATGAAACAATGGATATGTTTACTGCCTTACCAGAAGTAGGTGCAGGTGGAGTTGATCCAGACGATACTATAAGTTATGAAAGACAAAGAAATATAGCTTATTTAGGTAGATTATTTGAATCTTCTGTAACTCCTTATAGTAGTTTATGGGAAGATATACTTCGTTTGCCAGCAGATGTTACTGCACAAGTACTAGGTATAGATGAACAGAAAGCACAACAACTTAGAAAAGAAGGATCAGAAGGTTTAACAAAATATGCGATAGAAGTTCTTGGTAAAGAAATAAAATTAGGTACTGTTAAAAATAAAAGACTTATAAGATTATTTGCCAAAATGGATACTAAAACATACTCAGGTGATTTTTCTGATTTAACAAGAAATATAAAAAATTTAAGATACCTTACAAGTGAAGATAAGTTAGGTTTATCGGATCAAGACTATAACGAAGTTAATGGTGCTTTGCAATATTTACATGGACTACTACAACAAATGAAAGCAAACGTGCCTTCTAATGTAGGTGGAGACTTACCATTTCAAGTAGAACATATTACTAATGATGTGGTTACATATCCTAGTAGAAGAGGATTGAATGTATTTACAAATGCAAAACATTCAAAAAGTAATAATAATTTATTACATGAAGCTAGTTATACGATAGGTAGATTATTGCCAGAGCCACCTAATATTATTAGGGGTAGTAAAGTAAAAAACTTTGTTAGAAATTCTAACTTTAGTAGTAAGTTATTTAAGCCAATAAAATTAGACACAATACAATATAACAACTTAAAAAAATATGTTAATACAACTGTTTTAAGTATTGGCGGTAAAAGTTATAACAATGCAGATGCTTTAAAAGCATATATTAAAGGTGAACTTGAAAGGATAGAAGATGGATTTAGAGCAAAAGACCAATATAGTTATGCAGCAAATAAACAACAAATAGAAACACATGGATTAAGTTCAGAAAAAGGACAGATTGCAGCAAATAGAATATTTAAAGTAATGAATGGAATAAATCAAAAATTTATTAACGCAGGTATTGAAAAATATGTTGAAGCAAACTTTTCAGAAGAAGAATTAGAAGCTAGGATAAACGTAAAACTAGATCAACAAAATGAGTATAATAAAGAAATGGAAGAAATCTTAGATACACTTAACCTAAATAGGTTTTAAATTATGGCTACTAACACTACTGCATCTTTTACAAACCACACAGGCAATGGTACTGCTGGTCCGTTTAGCATTTCTTTTTCTTACTTATCAGAAGCTGAAGTTGACGTATTTGTTGGTGGTGTTTTAAAAACCATTACTACACACTACACATTTACAAGTGCAACTCAGATTACTTTTACTTCTGGTAATGAACCTGCTAATGGTGCTGTAATTAAAATTCAAAGAGATACAAATATAGGTGCAAAAAAAGTAGATTTTAATGATGGTAGTGTTCTTACAGAATCAGATCTTGATACACAAAACGATCAATTATTGTTTGGTTTACAAGAACTGTCAGATGAATATGTAAAAAGAAATGGAACTCAATCTATAACTGGTAATCTTGTATTTGAAGGAAGTACTGATGATAATAACGAAACAACTTTAGCTATAACAGATCCTACTGCTGATAGAACAATAACTTTACCTGATAGATCAGGAACTGTAATTACATCAGGAGATACAGGTACAGTCACCTCAACAATGATTGAAGATGGAACTATTGTAAATGCTGATGTAAATGCAAGTGCAGCTATAGCTGGTACAAAAGTTACACCAGCCTTTGGAAGTCAAAACTTATCTACAACTGGTACGGCTGCAACTGGAGCTTTGTCAGTAACAGGAAATATTGGCGTTTCTGGAACTGTTGACGGTAGAGATGTAGCTGCTGATGGTACAAAATTAGATGGTATAGAAACTGCTGCAACGGCAGATCAAACCGCAGCAGAAATAAGAACTTTAGTTGAAGCTGCTACTGACTCCAATGTATTTACAGACGCAGACCATACAAAGCTAAATGGTATAGAAACTGGAGCTACCGCAGATCAGACAGATGCAGAGATAAGAACTGCTGTTGAAAATGCAACAGATAGTAATGTCTTTACAGATGCAGATCATACTAAATTAAATGGCATAGAAGCTGGAGCTACTGCTGACCAAACAAACTCAGAAATAAAAACAGCATATGAAGCAAATTCAGATACCAACGCTTTTACAGATGCAGAAAAAACTAAGCTTAGTAATTTAGGTTCTTTAAATGCTTTATCTGATGTAAATACAGCAGGTGTACAAGATGGGAAGATACTTAAATATCAAGCATCAAGTAGTAGTTTTATAATTGCTGATGATAGTGGTGGATCTCAAGGTGCTACTACATTTACAGGATTATCAGATACCCCTGCAAACTTTGGTAATGCTGCAAATAAAACATTAAAAGTAAACTCTAGTGGTAATGCTGTTGAGTTTGTTGATGTAACAACTTCATTCGCTGGACTAACAGACACACCTTCTTCACTATCTGGACAAGGCGGTAAAACAGTTAAAGTAAACTCAGGTGGTACAGCTTTAGAGTTTGAAACTGTAACTACAGACGTTGTAAATGACACCACACCACAGTTAGGTGGTAACTTAGATGTTCAAGCAAATGAAATTAATACAAGCACAACTAACGGCAACATTAAATTAAATCCAAACGGCACAGGTGTTGTTGAAATCAAAGGTGATGGTAGTAGTGCTGATGGAACTTTACAACTTAACTGCTCACAAAATACTCATGGTGTAAAAATAAAATCACCACCTCATAGTGCTGGACAAAGCTATACGTTAACTTTGCCTAGTGGAATTGTTAATGGTGGACTATTATCAACAGATAGCAATGGAAATCTTGGTTGGTCTACTAGCTATGTTCCTTCAACTGGTGGAAGTTTTACTGGTCAAATTAGTGCTTTTGGTGGTATTTTATTAGGCTCAAACGATATAATTAAATTTGATTCAGACGATACAGACACTAATCATATAAGTTTTAAAGGACCAACTTCTTTAAGTAGCACAGTTACTTATACACTTCCCGAAGATGGCTCTAACGGACAGTTTTTAAAAACAAATGGTAGTGGTGTATTAAGTTTTGATACTATAGATTTAACTGCCTTGAGTGCATCTAATTTAACGTCTGGAACTGTACCTGATGCTAGATTCCCTGCAACTTTACCAGCAGCTTCAGCAGCAAACCTTACTTCAATACCAGCAGCTAACATTACTGGTACATTACCAGCTATTGATGGGTCTGCTTTAACAGGAATATCGGGAGCAAAAGGTGGGTCAGGTGAGGCTATATTCTATGAAAGTGAAAATACAATGGATAATGATTACACAATATCAACAAATCATAACGCTTTGGTTGCAGGTCCACTGACAATTAATGCTACACTAACAGTAAATACTAACTCTGTTGTGACGATTCCATAATGGCAATAGCAATTAACGGATCTTCAAATACGATTACTGGATTAGCAGTAGGCGGTTTGCCTGACGGTTCTGTAACCGCTGCTGATCTAGCTAGTGGTGTTGCTTTTAATCCATCCTCACTTGTAGTCTTAGAGCAGTTTTATACTCCTTGTGATGGTTCAACTATTGCGACTAAAAAAGGCAATATTACTGTTCAAAATGTTTCTGCAATACAGGATATGACATCAACTTTTACGGATATAACTGGTTCGACATTAACTTATGAACCTCCAGACGGAACTACACAAGTTATATACGAATTTGGTTGTAATATTTCTGGTGACGGTAATGTAAGTAATGCTATATTTAGCACACAAATAGTTTTGAATGGAAACGCAATTTTACATTCAGGTCAAACTGATAGATTAGGAGCGGCATTTGCCGATAGTTATAGAACAATTAAATTTGGAATTAATATTGGAGGTTCTACAAGTACCGATACAGGTAGACTGGCTAGTTGGAACTCAGGTATAGTTATAAAAGTACAAGGTGCTGAATATGGTTCTAACACATCTCAAGCACACAGTTTATTGAATTTTGGTAACAGTTCACCACAAAGATTTAATATGCCACAAGTAGGAATTACAGCTATAGGAACACCTTAACCATGACAGGAAAGATTAAATTAAACGCAGCATCAGGTGGTGGCTCAGTAAGTCTAGAGGGGCCAGCTTCAAGTAATGCTGACGTAGAATTTAAATTACCTGTAGCAGATGGCAGTGCTAATCAAGTTTTAAAAACAAATGCTTCGGGTACTTTAAGTTTTGCTAATGGCGGTAAAATTGTAAATTATCAGAATATTATATGGACAGCACACGCTTCCGTAACTGCTACAACTTCAAGACCAGAAATATCTACAAGTCTTAGATTTACCTATACACCAACTTCTGCTACAAATAAAATTGTAATTAGATATAGATTAACAGCAAGTAATATAAACGCAGCAGTGACAATGTTTTTCCTTGGTAAAGATGTATCAAATTATTCTAATATGGCAGATAGTGAATATGTAAACTCACCAGCAGGATCTAGTGGTGGTTCAAGTGCTGCTCAAGATGATGGAAACTCAGTTATGTACGGAAGTGGTAACTCAAGTGGAATGATGTCGCAAATTACTTTGATGGGAATAGAAACTGCTGGTAATACAAATCAAAGGATATATTCTGCACATTGTAAAAATACAAGCGGTGGTACTACGCATTTTAATAGATGGCATAGTGCAAGTTATTATGGAACTTCTTTTGGTGAACTTTTTGAGGTAGAAACTTAATGGCATATTTAGATCACGAAGCTATTTACAAAGCGTACCCTAACGTTGTATCTATTGATGATGGTTTTGGTGCGTTTGATAAAGACAATAAACTAATTAGTCTTGAACAATCAAAAATAGACGAGGCAAGAACAGCTTTAAATGCTGAAGCTGCTGCTGTTAAGTATAAGACAGATAGAACAACTGATGGTAAGATTACATATCCTTCTCTCGGAGACTCATTAGACGCACTTTGGCATTGTATTGATGCTGATGCTGATTTAAAAGTTAAATTTGCAGGGTGGTACGATTACATAAAATCAGTTAAAGATTCTAACCCAAAACCTTCCTAGGAGATAAATTATGAGTAGTAGAGTTGTTGTTAACAGTATTAGACACACAGGAGCAAGTGTTGATGGAATTACTTTAGATAGTTCTGGTAATTTTTCTACAGGCGGTACAATTTCAGATAGCAAAGGCGATATAAGAAAAATAATTATAAGCAGTAAAAGTAGTGCATATACTTTAGTAGCTGCTGATGCAGGGAAAGCTATATATATTTCAACTGGTGGTGTTACTGTTCCTAATGCAGTTTTTTCTGCTGGTGATGCAGTAACTATTATTAACAATAGTGGATCGAGTCAAACTATAACACAAGGAACTAGCGTAACTATGTACAATACTGCGGATGCTGCTACAGGTAATAGAGCTTTAGCTGGTAGAGGAATGGCAACTATATATTTTGTTGATTCTTCTACTGCGTACATCTCAGGATCAGGGTTAAGCTAATGGCTACTCAACAAATATTGTTGGGTGTTGGTGGTGTTTCTACTGTAGAGGTAAATGCAAGTAGCACTACTAATGTTGTTTTAGCAACTGTTTTTGGATCAGATTGGGCTGCTACTGTAGATAAAATATACAATGTTCCATCTGGTGTAACTATAGGAGCAACTGCTGGAAATGCAGCCATATTAGTTTCATCTGGTATGGGTGGAACATTAGTAATTAATGTTGCTGGAGCAGTTCAAGGACATCATGGAACTGCTGGAAGTGGTGGTGCTTCAAATAGTATTTCGAGTCCTGCTCCAAGTGGTAGTGCTGGTGGAGCAGGCGGTCATGCAATAAGTGTCGCTTCATCTGGAACAACTATAAACAACACTGGTAGTATCTCTGGCGGTGGCGGTGGCGGTGGCGGTGGCGGTCAAGGAGGTTACAGGCAGGCAGGGTTTTTCTTTCAAATTGGAGGTGTTGGAGGTGCTGGAGGAGTAGGCCAAGGGTACAATCAATCTAATACTAGTGGTAGTGCTGGTGGAACTGGTAGTATTTATGGTAATCATGGTGGAAGTGGTGGCGGTGGTGGAACTTTTGGTTTCACTGGAAGTGGTGGTAATAGCGGCACTAGTCTTAGTGGAAGTGCTGGAAGTGGTGGAAGTGGTGGTGCTGCTGGAAAAGCTATTAATAATGGAGGAGCATCATGGACAAACGGCACTACAAGCGGAACATATCACGGTTCTTATACCTAAATAATGGATATACCAGAAATTAATCTGCCTGATACAGATTATATTCTTGTACCACCTAATACAATATTCTATCCACCTGTGGCAGAGATTCCATATCTAGATCCAGTTCTTCTTCCAAGTCTGGAACAGGTAGAGTCGGGTTTGGGAGGTCAGGAAGCTTCTGTCGAAGAAGAAAAAGAATCTGCAAAGGAGGAAGGGTTGCAAGTAACACCAGAATCAATACCGAAAAACCTGCCAGAAACCAAAGAAACCTTATCAAGTGAAGAAGCTATAGCTACCTTTACTATACCTTTTTATGGTGAAATGCCTATCCCTGCACCAGAAGTCATTGCATCCTCTGTGATAGCAGCAGGTACAGCGTCAGTTGCAAGCGTAGTAGGGGGTATTGCTATGCAGTCAGTATTAGCTTTTATCAAGAAAACATTTAAGAAAATATTTACTAAGATTCTTAAAAAAGAAGTCGCAAATGTAAAAGAAAAGATGGATAATAAATAACGTAGGTAGTGTTCACATACCTGTATTGGGTAACTCTTGTGGGGTCTAAACTACCTACTTGAATTTATCTGCGTTGGCTTTTACATAACTTCGTATATTGATTACATCATTGCAGATGTATGCGAACTTAGAAGCAGGGTTTATCATGTAGCCTGATGCGTGAAGCTGTCCGCACTTCAAGATACGAACTAGCTGCTTATCATGCACTTGCTTGTCTAATTCTTCTTTGGCTAGGTCTAGCTTTACTTTTGCTAATTCAGAACACGTATCATTATTAGTTCCTAGCGGTATCATAAAACTCATCTGAAAACCCCAACCTTGATTAACACTATATGTTGGACCTTCTGGATTAGGGTTTCTTGCATCATTACCTGTATAAAAAGGTGTAAATGCCATAGTTGGTTGACTACAAACTAAGTTTCCAAACTGTTGTTTACCTGTCATTCCATTATTAACATTCATATTCTGATTGATAATACTAGAATTACCAATCGCATTTGGTTGAGCCTGTACGTTTGTGTCGCCTTCGGCTCTTGCTTTATTACTGACTAAAGACAGACAAAGAAGTGATAACGCTAGTAGTGTTGATCGTGTCATTCTGTGTGATCTTTTCAATCATTAAACCTGCTGCTCTTGAAGTCACATTTAATGACCAATCTTTTGAAGTATCTGCAACAGTAAATACTGCATCACCGCCAGATATGCCTGCTGATGCAGCTACGCTTATATTAGAACCTTCCCAAGTATTTATAGTAGACCCATATTTTTCTGTGACTACGCTGCGAGTTATAGTTTGTGTAGTGTTTTCAGTTCTGTTACTTGAACCAGTAGTCCACGTTGGCACTCCATTTGCGTAACAAGGTGCAACTAAAAACAAACTTAGTAGTAATAGTTTTTTCATTTGATACCTACATTAGTGTCTTTGTTATCTACTATCTTAGCAGCGTTATTAGGTTTCTTTTTGTTCACGCTGATACCATAAGAACCTAAGACCCCACTTGTAAGTCCAGCTAAGAAAGCTCCGTCATTACGGATCTTATCCATATATCCAAGAGTCATCATTGCAAGCGACCAACAAAGAATCATAAATCGGACAGCATGACCAAACAGTTCACCCCAATCCGTACCTTCTTTTTCTTCTTGTTCTTCCATAGAAGTGCAAACTCTTGTCTAATACTAGCAAGTTAGCTATGTTTGAAAAGTAACACAAGATTATTATGCTAAAAATCTTAAAACCAATACTACTAAAGTTCTTTACTACAACTGCTGTAAAGAGATTAGTAGTTGATCTGCTTAGAGCAATCTGCAAACAAACTACCAACACACTAGATGATCGTGCTGTTGACATGTTAGAACAACAGTTGTTTCCTAAAATGAACTGATATGAATCACAAAGAGTTTTTTAAAATTCTTGTTGGCAACCCACCGCCAGAAATTGAGTTTGAAATTGAAGTTAAACAACGTGAAACAGAACAAATGCCTGATGAAGCTGTAAGGGCATACTGTTTAGACCTTATTAAATACACAAGACTACAAGATTTGCTTTTGACTTCAGCAATAACTCGTATATCAGAAATAGAAACCAAACTATACAAGTATGAAAGAGGTATGAAACTATATAAAAAAGTTAGAAAACTAGGTTTTTTTGGTAAAATAAAATATCTTCTTACTGGCAATACAAGTAAGAAATGATTATATTATTTAAAAACAAGACTAATCATGGATAAAAATTTTAAAATCCTAGAAAAGTTACACTTACTTCTTGCAAAAGAACTAACAGATAAGATTACAAGTGGAGAAGCAAAGGCAGGGGATCTAAACGTAGCTAGACAGTTTTTAAAAGATAATGGTATTGAGTGCTTACCTGTAGAAAAGAACCCAATGCAAGAACTTATGGAGAACTTACCAGACTTAGATGCTGTACCTTTAGCTGATTTATAACAATGACAAGAAAAACTTTACGAATTGCAAGTGAAAACGGAAAAGTATTTTATAAAACTATTCCTATAGGTAAAAAAAGAAAAAAAACTAGAGAAGAAAAGCTTAGAGAACAAGATATGCAATTTTATCCTAAACGATATTTTGGAGTTCAAAATACATAATCCTTGCAACCCTTACCAAAAAAACTACAAGACTTTAGATATTTCTTAATCGTTACTTGGAGACATCTAAACTTACCAGATCCTACACCTGTTCAGTTAGACATAGCTGAATATCTACAATATGGTGCAAGACGTAAAATCATACAAGGATTTCGTGGGGTAGGTAAAAGTTGGATCACATCTACCTATGTAGTGTGGAGACTTCGTATGAATCCACAGCTAAAGTTCTTGGTCGTATCTGCCAGTAAAGATAGAGCCGATAACTTTACTACATTTACCATGCGTCTTATCAATGAGATGCCAATACTTGCTGATTTGATACCCAGAGATGACCAGAGAAACAGTAAGGTAAGTTTTGATGTAAAACCTGCACAAGCCGATCATGCTCCCTCATGCTCTTCTAGAGGTGTCTTAGGGCAGATGTCAGGAGCTAGAGCAGATGAAGTTATAGCTGATGACGTAGAAGTTCCTAACAACTCCTATACACAGCCCATGAGAGACAAACTTAGTGAAGCTGTAAAAGAATTTGAAGCGATACTAAAACCAAATGGAAAGATTACCTTTCTTGGTACACCACAAGTAGAAAACTCTGTGTACCTGACACTAGAAGAAAGAGGATATGAAACAAGAATATGGACTGCACGTTACCCAGAACTAAAAAATAACTATGGAGATAGACTTGCTCCTATTATCAACAAAAAGCTTACAGAAGGGCTTGTAAAGCCTAATGATCCTGTAGACCCTATAAGGTTTTCTGCACAGGATTTAATGGAACGTGAAGCTTCCTATGGTCGTTCTGGCTTTAATCTACAGTTTCAACTGGATACAACCCTATCTGACCAAGATAGATACCCATTAAAAATAAACGACCTAGTAATCGCTTCTGTAAATAAAGAATTTGCACCAGAAAAAATCATCTGGTCTAATAATCCCGAATATGTAATCCAAGATCTGCAATGTGTAGGGTTCAATGGCGATAGATTTTACCGACCTGCCCAAGAATTTGGTGACTTTATAGAATATACAGGTTCAGTTATGTTTGTTGACCCTTCTGGAAAGGGTAAAGATCAGACCGCTATAAGCTGCGTTAAGATGCTTAATGGTAATTTATACGTCACAGAGTGTTTAGGACTCTCAGGAGGCTACTCAGATGCCGTTCTGGAGAAGATTAGTAAGATTGCTAGAGATAATAAAATAAATCAAATACTCGTAGAACAAAACTTTGGTGGTGGTATGTTCGCTGAACTACTAAAACCTTTCCTTATGAGGTTCCACCCTTGCCAAGTTGAAGACGTTAGAAACAATAAGACCAAAGAACTAAGCATAATTGACACCCTAGAACCTGTAATGAACTCTCACAGGCTCATAATTGATCGCAAAGTGATAGAAAAAGACTTTCGTTCTAACCCTCAAGAGACACCAGAAAGAAGACTTAAGCTTCAACTTGTCTATCAACTATCTCGTATCTCTCGTCATAGAGGTTCTCTTGTACATGATGACCTCGTAGACTCCCTAGCAGGTGCAGTTGCCTACTGGACAGACTATATGGCTCAAAATGAAGACCTTAATATCGCTAAACGTAAAAATGAATTATTCTCTATTCACACTGATAACTGGAACTCTATGCTCAATAACACCATATCTCAAACTGCTATGGGCATGACCCCTCAACAAATAAGAAATAGCAACGTATCAGACCAAGGTTTTATTAAGGATTTCTATTAGGGACCACTATAGGAGAAAGAGTTTTCGTTAAATTTTCTCTTTCTCTAAAGAATACACTAAGGAATACACTTAGGATTGCACTAGGGGGGAGAACCCTTAGACTGCTGCTGCAAGATTAACCCCAAAAAAATTTAGAAAGAAAAATTTGAAGGGCTTATACATATATAGACTTTGCAATTTTACCCCATACCCTCGCAAAAATTACAAAAAAAA